TTGCAGTCTTGTACTCATTTTCTGCGATAAGAAAATTACCTCCCTCGTAATCATCATTTAACATCAATAGTGCTGTCAGTTGTGGATATCCATATGTCTGTCCATGTGAATGGTGTATATTATCTATATGTCTTGACATAAACCCACCTTCAGAGTATTTGTTCAGTCTGAAGTCTGTATATCTCTGACAAACACAGTCATCATGTTTCTCTTGGTATTTTTTAAGTGCAACCATAAAACAATCTTTTATCTCGTTGTAGTATTGTTCTCCGTTGCGAAACCACCCATCGTCCATCTTGACACGTTCATCACTCCTGTCAGATTTACCTGTGGATGTCGAGTATGTGGATTTCTGTAACTGTTTGACATTATCAGAGTAATCCATAATTTTATCACATAGTTCATCAGATACTACATCTTCATAATATCCAATCCAGTTTGCTTGTAATGTTATCCACTTAATATTGTTCATATCATACCAGCCTCAAACTGTTTCCAACTAATCGCATTTTTGATATCCCAACCACGACTTTGTATCGACCTCAAAACTCCGTCAATATACTTGATAGTTGTTTCTAAATATGCAATCTTATGTTCTAGTTTTATTATCTCTTCGTCTGACTCTATGTATATGTTCAGATCTGTCTTGAGAACTTTTAGGTCAAAGGGTTTAGTCACATAAATTTTTGCATCTGCTTTACCACCATAGTATTCCCACTTATCTTTGAACAATATCTTATAGTCACCTTTTGCTTTATATAACAGGAGTTCAAAGTTTGTTTTGTGGTCTAGGTATTTTGCGTAAAGTTCTTGGTTTTTGTAGGACTCTTTGTCAAGAGTTTCATCATCTACCTCCAAGTCTTTTTTGACTTGAAGTTTCAATTCGTCTAACGTCATTCATTCTCCATCATATGTCTATTTTACCATCTTTATTTATAATGATTGTAACGTCCTTTCCGTTACCCACAATACAGGCCCAGTCTGGATTTATGAACTCAACTAAACTCCAAGTTCCTGTATCTGAATTTAAACCAAACGCAATGATTGTTTTTATCACACCACCATCTTGATTAGGAGAAACATTGTTCATTGTCATTTGTGGTTTTTCACCCAATAACTCCATCATATTAATTATTACGTCTGGGTGGTCACACACCATAGGTTTAAGAGAGTTTGATACTGCACCATCTCTACTGTGTTTATGAAGTGAATATGCATCTTGTGGAGTCGCTGGTTCACCAAAAAATAAACTACCGATTACTGCAAGGATTGCTATCGCACCATACAACACATAATTATAATCGTTGGGGTCTTTGAATATTGTCATGTCTAATTTCCATTATAACGTCACAATGTCATACAAAGTATATTTGAAATCACACGTTGCAGTAAGATATTCAACATCAGTTGCATTTTGATTGTAATCTAATCCACTCAGTGATGCTGGATAGATGTCTCTAAATCTAACCTCCACCAGTGGATTGTTTTTATTTGAGAGTATTGTTAGAGTTGCATCTCCAAACAAACCTCTCTTATTTGTAGGTGGTTTTACATCACCTATGTCACTACTAATACCTCTTTTTGCAATAGGAGTAACAGACTCATCCTCTCTAAACTCAGTAAACTGTTGTCTACTTTTTGGGAAGCCTATACCAAACAACCACTTTTGTAATTGTATATAATTTTCTAAACTCTCATCTACTATAAAACTTATGATAAGATTATCAAATGTAAGTTTGTCACCTTGCACTGGAACATCTGTAAAGGGTGTAGGAAAGATCGCATCTGCAAGAGTAATACTTGGAAGATTACACGCAGTCGTGAAAAATTCAACTTTAGGTAGTTGAACGATAGAAAATTTAAACTGAGTCGGACTTGCATAGTCCAACTGAGTTGGTTGTCTGTCTATTCCAAATGTTTGTGCCATACTACTATTTAGTCAAAAAAAAGAGGGGTCTTGCGACCCCTCCAGTTTACACTAGTAATATTATACTGATTACATGAGGTTTGTGACTTTAACTCTTCTGTAATACTTGTTAGTATTTGCAGAGATAGTGATCGCACCCTCAGCAGAAGCTGCAACTGTTCCTGTGTGGAATGGGTTGGCTGCGATACCATATCGAGTTTTAAAACCGATTTTTGGTTGGAAAGTGTGTTCCCCAACTGCACGAACCATTTGTAGTGGAACGTATGGGCAGTAGAACATACCAGCATCGTATGGTGATGTTCCTTTGTACCCAGCAACGTAGTATTGTGATGCGGCTACGTTAGCTGCATATGGGTCTACATACACTCTGTATCGTCCGTTAAGAACTCCAGCAAATGTAGTTGTTGTATCGTCAACATTTAGGTTGTTAGCAAGAGCTGGTGTGTAGTCAAGGACACCTGCCATTTGTAGTGCAGATGCAACATCAGCAGAACATATGATTAGGTTACCTTTTCCTCTACGAGTTTGTTGACCGATAGCATTCGCATCTCTTTCGAGTGAGAACATTAGACCTTTGAACTTTTCAACTGACCATCTACCATTTGAGTCTGTATCTAAGTCAAAGATACCAGCAGTAGTTGTGTTCACTTGAGCACCCTTAACAGCAGAAACGTAGATATTTCTAACAACTTCTCTGTTTATTTCTGCAAGTATTTCAGCAGATAGGATGTTTGCAAGTTCAGTTTCTGCATCAAGACCATGTATCGCTTTTAAGTCTTGTGCAAGTTCCATTGTGTACTCGGCCTTTAATGCACGAGTCACAGCGGTCACTGTGTGCTTCTCAATTGAGAACGCCATTTCTGCAAAAGTGTTTGTTGATGAGTTATCACCTAACGCTTCACCTTGTGCAGTAGTCATACCTGTTGCAGTTTCGTATGTTCCAGCAGATGGACTATCGTTAAGAACAGCAGGGTTAGTTGCAGTATCAGTGATATCTCCACCACCTGTTGTTCCTTGTGCGTTCTGGTTTGAGAAGTCTTGTTGTGCTTCGTCAACAAGCATTTCTGCACCAGTTTGTGATGATTTTCTAGATCTCATCGCAAAGATAAGACCAGTTGGGCCAGTCATTGGTTGTACACCACAGATGTCGTATGCGATCAGATTAGGCATTGATCTTCTGACAAGTGAAATCAAAATTGGATCCCAATTATCTATTGAAGTACCAGTGCTGTTCTCTGGTGCGGCTTCAGATAGAAACGCTCTATCTTCTCTGAGTGCCTTTTCTTGGTTTTCAAGAATTAAAGTAGTAACTGCCCTTTTGTATGCATCCTCAATCTTAGGTAGATCTGGGTGTGCAAGGACTGGTGACCACTTCTCTTGTAGATGTTCTGTCTGAAACATAATGCTTCTCCTTTTTAATTTATCTACTTATTTATAATTTTCGTTACTTTGCACCATTGCCAAATTTACCGATTGCCCTCATATATGAGTTCATTGAGTCGGTAACATCAACGTCCTGTGCAGATCCAGTCTCCTCATCATTTATTACAGGTTCATTCTCTGTTGTGGCACTTTTCTGTCTTGGAAAATATGACTCTTTTAGTGTGTCTAGTTTTTCTTTGAAAGAACTTTCGTCAGTGAACTCCACATCTCCAGTTAGAGATTTGAACTTTTCAATTTCTGTATCAGCGAGATCTCCAGTAGCTTCGGATATCGCTCTTTCCTTTATTAGAGAGGTTTTCTCTTGTCGTAGTGAAACTATGTTAGTTATCGCTTCATCAAGTTTACCCTCTAACTCAGTGATTTTTTCAGATTGTGCTTCTAGTACATCATACTTTTCATCTGGTACGTCTACATAATGATCTTCAAATAGTTGCTTCAACCCAGAAATGAAATCTTCTGCAATCTCACCTTTTAGGCCTCTTTCGACTGCGAGTTCATTTTCCTTCATCCATTCTTCGACAACGTAGTTCAGATAGGTATCTACCTTTTCTGATAACTCCTCCTTTGTCTCTTCTATAGACTCATCTAATTCTGTTTTATATTTGTTTTCCATTCGGACAACTTCGTCACGAATTTTTGACTTGACTGCGGCTTCAAACACTGTTGCAGCTTTTCTCTTGAAGTCTTCTGAAAGGTCACCCTCTCCGTTCATGAGTGCATCAACGTGTTCTGACACATCAACAGTTTCCAATCTCTTTTCGATTGCTTCGTTCATGTCATCATCTTCGTCATCATCTTCGTGAGCACC